CCCGATTAATTGCTTTAACCTTCTCTCTACTTCGTCCCGACTCATCTGGTCAATCTTACCGTGCAATACTTCCCGACGATCAACGATAAGTCCCCCGACTTTAAGCAACAATCCTTGAGCCTGTATAGCTGCGTTAAAAGCTCCCCGACCCCAAGCATCATCTCTTAGCTTATACAGATCTTCAACTGCACGCTCATGCGTGAGTTCAAACTTCTTCTTAGCTTCCGACATCAATCGTTCATACTCCCGACGAACGTGAGCGTATTTACTTTCTTCATTCTTACGCATCAGTCTCCCGACGACGACTGGATTCTTATACCCTGCTTTCTTGGCCGCTTCTGCAAACGTCAACTGTGGATCGTTGACTGCGTTCCAGACTAGCAATCGTTGTCTTTTCGTTAATTGTTTTTCGTCGTGGTTTAGATATTCAATAGGCATATCTTCTGTATCTTCTAATGTTTTATCAATCGTTACCGACTTTCGTATGTTCATGTCTCTTGGCATATACTACTTTCGCTCCTGGAAATGCTTCCGCTAGTTTAACAATAAATTCACTCTCTAATAATTCTATAGTTTTTTCATCTAATTCTTTTCTTATTCTTTCTTTTAGTTTTGTCATATTTTAGAGTTTTGTCAGAGTTTTGTCACACTATTCCTGACAAAACTAATTTTTCTAAGAAATCCTGTAAGATAAGGGTTTTCAGAAGAGTATTTATATTTATTTTTTAATATATACCCCCTTTTGTCATACATTCTCTTACACCCCCCTATAGTTTTCTACTATTTGTACCCATGTTTTTACAGGAAACCCCAAACCCTGACAAAACTGCCAAAACGCCAAAAGTGCTAGGTGAAAGGGTTTCAAGCCAATAGTTTTGTCATTCATCATCATCCTTTTTGACAAAACCCCCTAAATCTAGATCAAAATGCTCATTTCTCTCTATATCCAGACCAAAGCTTTCTGAGAGCAAACGACTGATCGAATCAAGGCCCTCTTCCATTCTGGCGGAATTGTTTATTATTTCGCAGATCCCGTACGCCATTATCATTTCGGCCACCATATTAGGTTTAGCTCCCCTGATTACAAAGTCGTCAAACAATGTATCCAGGCGTTGCTTACCTTCAATATGACTAGGGTTGCGCTTGTATTTGTTTATTTCTACTACTTTTAAATGCGACATACCGACAGTATAGCCGATTATTCCTCATATTCGCTTAAAAAAACGGGTTGATCTTTGCCTATATACGCGCCAAGTACGTTAAAGTCCATATACTCAATCGCTTCTTCTGAAGTCATTTCGTCTCTTTTAACTAATATTTCGACGCATTTATCGACAGAATAAATAAGGCGCTCCTTCTGGACCACCATATCGTAGGTTACTCCTATGATTGCTTCGTCAAATCCGTCTGCTTTTAACATATTAAATAAGGTGAGGTACTTCGTTGCTGACTGTACCTCGAGCCATTTGTTTTACTTTCTTACGGAGAAAGAGTGCAACTGCATATCTATTATATTATAGAAGTCGTATGTATTACCTCTCTCGAGTCGTTTCAATCCGAGTGTATTTTTTGTAACGCTTACCTTTGTTAACGCCATTTTGAACCACCCACTTATACTCAATCCTCTCCTTTTGTTCCTTCATCTTTTTGTTTATCGGCTAAAAAATTAGCGATGTAAGTTTTATTATCCTTATCCAACTCCCCGTACAATCGTATTATTTCTACGATCTTAGCTTCGTCATTCATTTGGTTTCCCCCCGTTGTTCTGACGCTAGTATATCTTCGTATATCTCACGCCTTACTGCCATTTTAACTTCCTTTGGCAAATCTGTAACCACTTGTATGTCAGTTACTTTGGGGATCCAATTTTTCCAATTATAAGCTTCGTGTGTAACTTTAGGGTTATAACGATACTCCACCATATCGGCGTGAAGGTCCGTCTTTATATAAAAGTTATTCATTATCTTTATGCCAAACGGTTCCTTTCCTCCAACCTTCAGGGTCAAAACTTTCTTCCATTTCGGCCATATCAGCTCTCCCTGAATACATTTCATCTATCGTAGTCTCCAGGTCATCTATCTCTTGTACGATAGCTGAAGCGGCCCAATCGGGCGCTATGCGTCTAACAATAGCTTTAACTTCTGCTAAAATTTCGTGATAGCCTTCGTATTCTTTTGGTTTGTACTGACTACTCATCCCACACACCCTCTAACTCATCCAGCTCATCAGTAGATTTTGTAACCTTAATGGCTTCCATTACTATACCTAACGCTTCAACCTCGTTAGGCGCGCAATCAAGGGCCATGCGTGTAAAGAACTGTGTACCTAAATGTACTACGTGAGGTATACCAAGTTCCTGTGCTTTTTCCGTTACTTCTAACAAATCAAACCAAAGTTGATTGTGTATTTCTTCTGCAATATTTTCTTCTGCATCTATTTCTTTTTTAACTATTTTTGTCTTTGCCATTTCACTTTCTCCTAAGTAATTTACAATAAGTATATACTAATTTGTTTACAAGTGTAAACTTATTTTGTATTATTACATTTCAACTTTTTGGAGAAAGATATGACAAAACTTAAAAACTTAATAGACAGCACTCTAAAACCAGAAGCAAAACAACGACTGAATAACTTTGGTCCAGACAATATGATACTGCTTTTAGAGGACATTTTAGCAATGGGAAGGGTCGCAGAAGCGATGACTTATATTTGCCAACATCATCCTCAAGTATTTCAAGAGGCTTATAAAGAGGTACTTAAAAATGACAATAGGTAAACCTTTACGTTGCTACCCATTTAAGAAGAAAGACGGGTCCTTCATGTATTTGCCTTACGACAAAACTGAATTTGATCTAACCTTTATGGGCAACAACAAAGAAATCAAAGCGGTCAAAGAATACTGGGAAGCTATAGGCAAACCAAAATACGACCCGCGCAGATCAATAACAGAAAACTTAACGGATCTAAAAAACTATATCGGCTATTGGCCCGAGCCTTTACTTAGCGACAAGATCGTGCAGACCACTCTGTTAGAATATGAGGACGATGAATCTAAAGACGCCGTTCAAGATTATTTTAAGATGCAACAAGAGTTCCAACTTAAACAAGAACAATCCAAGACTAAAAAAGTTTATAGAAAAAAAGATTGGGATGAAGATGACGATGTACCATTTTAATAGGAGAAAATATGAGAACAGGTAAAACTCAAATAGAACGACAATCTAACGCTGGATCAAGAGGTAAACGTACCTCTATCGGTATCAAGAATCTTGGGACCAGTACGATGAACAAAAGTAAACGCCGTATGCGCGGCAAATCTATATATAGAGGACAAGGACGGTGAAGGAAATTAATTTACCTAAAGATAAATATTTGCAAGCAAAAAAAGATACAAGAATAACTGCTAGAGCCAATCAAGAATATCAAGATAAATTAAAAGAAATGTCTAAGACTTATAAATTGGCAGAAGGAGTTTTGCTTTCTTATATGATTGATTATTTTTATGAAGAATTAATTGGAGAAAAAAAATGAAACAAATACCAGAATTACTAGAATACGACCCTATAGAGAAGGGTGACGCGATTGTTATTAGAGAAATACCAAACGAACTATATCATTCAGAACTGGGCATCAGCTCTAGTTTTGTACGTAAGTTTGGCGAATCGCAAATACACGCCGTTGAAACGGAACAAGAAACCACTCCCGCAATGAACTTTGGTACTGCTGCCCACTACATGTTAGTAGAAGGCGAGGCCGTATTTAATGACAACGTAGGCGTGATCGTTGGATCTCCCTACACCAAAGTAAGTAAGGATTTAAAACAAGACTTTATAGATCGCGGCTTGGTGGTTATTAATGAAAAGGATTACCTGTCTATAGAAGGTATGGCATCCAATATCATCCCAGAAGCGGATATGTATTTGAACGGTGAGGGCAAGATAGCGGAAGCGTCTTTTTATTGGTATGAGGACGACGTGCTTTGTAAGTGCAGACCTGACGTTATATGCAATCCACAAGGACCACATCAGGATTTTGAGATTGTAGCGGTGGATTACAAGACCACTTACAGTTGCAGTCCTGAATCATTCTTAGAATCCGTACTGAAATACGGATACGCGCAACAAGCCGCTTGGTATAGGAGAGGATTAGAAGCTGCGGGTTACAGAGTTAAAGAGTTTGTATTCGTTGCGCAAGAAAAGAAAGAACCTTACGCAAGCAAGATATTTAAGATAACCGATAAGCAAATGGACAAAGCCTGGTTAGATATGAAGGATATGTTGGAGTCTTATAAGAAATACCTTAAAGGAACTAAACCTACCATTCATAACAGTCCGAATATCGTTACGCTTGAATTAGAAGAATAATGGCCAGATTGAAAAATGAGGA